AATAGCAACCTTTAGCCTAGCGACCAACGAAAAAACAAAAGGTGGTCAGAAAATTACGACTTGGCATAATTGCTTATGTTTTAATCGACAAGCTGAATTAGCAGCCGACTTTTTAAGTAAAGGTAGTAAGTGTTTGATTGAAGGTAGATTGCAATATCGAGACTATGAAACAAAAAACGGTGAGCAAAAACGCAGATATGAAACAATCATTAGTTCACTTACTTTTATTGATCCTGCTAAAAATCAGAATAAGCCAAAAAATGATTACGAAAGTAAGGATGACGAACCATTTTAATTAGTATCTTTACAATCCGAAGGTGTGGCAACCATAAGGATTTTTTTAAACAACCCTTGTTTTGATTTGGTCAGCCACACCACCAATGATAAGCAGGGGTTTTTATTTTAAACAATTTATAATGAAAAATGAATTACAAGTAAATCCAAATAAATTTGGTATTGAAAAATCAAAAGCTAACGAACTAATCGGAAGCCTTCCTCAAATTATTAAAGAGCGTTCAGAGCTTGAAAAGCAATTTAATGAAGTTATTAAAATGGACATTGAAAGTTCAGAGGCTAGTAAATCGGCTAAACAATTAAGGTTATTAATTCAAAAGAACAGAACTCAAGGCATTAACAATTGGCATCGAACAACAAAGGATTACTTTTTAAAAGGAGGTCAATTTGTAGATGCAATTAAAAGAAAAGAAATTGCTGTTAATGAGAGAATGGAAAAAGACCTTCAGCAAATTGAAAAGTACGCTGAAATAAAAGAACAAGAGCGTTTAGAAAAGTTGCAGCAAGATAGAGTTAAAGAACTTTCAAAGTACGTAGAAGATGCTGAGGAAAGGGATTTAAAGTCAATGGAGGAAGATGTATGGAAAGCCTATTTATCTACTAAGAAGCAAGAGCATGAAGAAAGAATTGCAGCTGAAAAGAAAGCAGAGCAAGAGCGACTAGAAAATGAAAGATTGGATAAAATCGAAAACGAACGACGTTATGAGATTGCTCCTTATGTTCAGTTTGATAAAGGAAATCATGACCTTAGAAATATGAGCGACAAGGATTATAAAGATTTGCTTAAGTCTCTTCAAAATGCTAAAATAGAACACGACAAAGAGCAAGAAGAGATTAGGAAAGAAAATGAACGCTTAAGAAAAGAGCGTGAATCAGAAGCAAAAAAACAAGCTGAATTAGAGGATAAAAGAAAAGCAGAAGAAGCAAAAAAGGAAGCTGAACACCAAGCGCAACTAAAAAAAGAACGTGAGCAACGAGAAGCCCTTGAACGTGCTGAAAAACAAAGAAAAGAAGCTGAAGAAAAAGCCAAAGCAGAAGAAGAAGCACGTTTGCAAGCTGAGCTTAACAAGGGCGACGCTGACAAGGTTAAAGACTTGATTGAAGATCTTACTATATTAAAAAACAAATACACATTTAAATCGGCAAAAAACAAAAAGATGTACGAAGATGTAAACAAGTTAATTGACAAGGTTATTAACTATATTAATTAGTACCTTTGAATTATGTTGAGTCGCAGCAACAATACGAACTTTTTACAAAGCCCTATCCTGACGAGACTGCGACCTCTGATGGGTGGGGTTTTTATTTATGGCTAAAGAATTACCATACTTTAAATTCGAGCCAAACGAATGGCAATCCGGAATGATACAACTCTGCTCATTACAATCAAAAGGATTGTTTATGGAGTTATGCTGCCTATATTGGTCAAGGCTTGGAGATTTACCTTATGCACTTGCATTGCAAAAGCTTTGCATGGGTAATGCAGACCTATTGCAAGAGCTTGAAAAAAATCAAATTTATGAGGTTATTGATGGTAAAATACAAATAATTTTCCTTGATGAACAGTTAACAGACTTTGATGAATTAAAGGAAAAAAGGCGTAAAGCAGCCAATAAGAGGTGGAAAAATGCAAGTGCTATGCAAGTGCATAGCAAAAGCAATGCTAAAAGAGAAGATAAGATAAGAGAAGAAAAGAAAAAAGAAGAGAATATAAATATACCCTCATGGCTTGACTTCATTAATTATGCAGAAGAAAAAGCAGTTGATTTGAATATAAGACTTGACGAATCAAAAGTGAAAGCAAAATATCAGGCGTGGAAAGAAAACGGTTGGATGACTGGAGGAAAAAAACCTCACAAAATAAAAAATTGGAAATCAACTCTTTTAAATACGATAAACTTTCTTAAATTAGAACACAATGAACAATCGAAAAAAGTTGCAGCCGACCAACCAACAGGTATTGACTGGGGCAACGTTAAATTGGACGATTAAGGAGACAGACGATAAAGACATTCTCTACGTCTCTGAAATGCTATACATGGAGTCAGTTAATTGGGTTGGTCAAAAAAAAGTCGATCAAGACGATCATGTGAAATTAATAGCGATTAAAACCTTAGCAGATTACATAAAAAAACACTGCAAGGGGTATAGCGTAAACGAGGTTAGAAAAGCACTTAAATACGGTCTGACGCATGACAAAACACAAGGAGGGCACATCTACGCTCAGAGATTGATATTTTGGCTAAAAAATTATGACCAAAACGAAAGGCCAAAGGTTAAAAGAAAGGAACAACCGAAATCAAAACCCAAACAAATTGAAAAGCCTAAAATGACAGATCAGGAATTTATTATTTATCAATTTAATCAATTCAAACAAAAAAAATACTATCAATGTGTGCCTACTTGGGCTGCAATGAAAAGATTAAAATTGCATAAGGAGATTTATACTGATGATGAAATGTGGGAGTTTGTTTTGCATGCCGCTGATAAACTTCTTGAGGAAGCAAAATCCGGCGTGAATAGATTTTTTTACCGGCAAATAAAAGAGGAAAAAAAGCAGTTGGATGAAAATCAAATAGTAAGCACACGAATACAAGCTGAGGCCGCTAGAATTGCAGTTGAAAATTATTTTGAATTGAGGAAAGAAACCTAAGCAATGCAGCACAACGTTTTGGCTAAAAAATCGGGCGGATTAACCCACGAAAATTAATAAATAGGTATGGAAATAGATAAAAGCATTACAGTATTAGGAGAGCAGGAAACCGCCTGTTTTTTAGGTTTTGTTGGCAGTAGTTATTTACTCTACGAGGGAACAGAATTTGGAAGACAGGACTTGAACAAGCTTTTAATTGTAAACAAAGAACTTGGATTAACAGGAATCATTGATTTACACAACAAAGGAATGGCAATAGTAAAAGAGCTTGAAAACGGGATACCGCCACATTTTGTAGAAATAGGGCAATCAAGATTCAACTTTCTGATTGAAAGGTATTACTTAGTTTAATTACTGCCAACGGTTTGGCTAAACAACGTAATTTTTAACGATTAAATAAACAAAAATGGAATATACAGGAAAATTAGTAACAGGAGATTTTGAGGACAATACAATGACCTTTGAAATAGAAGGCGAAATGAAACTACAAGCAGGTAAATACAAGATAGTTCAAATTGAAGCAGGAAACCAAGTTAAAAATAATGTTGGTTTAGCTGGTGTTAGGCGCAGTTATTTGGTGAAATTCGTTGACCCTTCAAAAGAGTATGACGTAACATACCTTGCGCCACATCAAAGTGAAAGCGGTAATAGAGAAGAAGGAATTTTTACATTAAAAGGTGAAGACTTAACTGAAAAACAGATACTACAATTATTCTTGCGTGAGGCTCTTTAATTGCGCCCAACGGTTTGGCTATGCTCTCGTGCCGTAAATCGATAACGAAACTTTCAAATAATACATAAATATGAACCAAACAAAAAACAACCAAGAACCCACTAATAAAGGCATGGAGCATGAGCCATTGTTAGCTGCCGTTAATGACTCAATTGAATTTATAGCTGATTCTTTAGGTGAAGAAGTGCAATTGCGGCAGATGATAGATTTATGGTGTATAGACCAACTTGGAAACACTAATGAAGCATTAGATAAAGCAGATGCTATGTTTACTGCCGCAAGGGATATATTTTATGGTAATGGCAGCTAATGGACAGCAATATGAAACGTGCGGAATATAGCACAGAACTTAAATTGAAACAAAAATTAAAAAGCAAAAAGCGATGGAAAAAATTTTAAAAATTGAAGAAACATCTTTTGATGGAAAGGACGGATTTGTAATTACAACCGACCAACAAGAAATTAAATTAGGGATTGATAACGGACAAAGTTGTTGTGAAAATTGGGGCTACTTTATGAGCGAAGATGATTTATCTGAATTTGTAGGCTCTAATTTAATTGCGGTAAAAGTGGTAGATACTGCTTTAAAAAAGTGGGATGAAATTGAAGATATGTATGAAGGTGATGCGATGTTTGTAAACATTGAAACATCTAACGGATTACTTCAATTTGTGGCTTACAACGAACATAATGGATATTACGGACACGAGGCTTGTGTAATATCTAAACAAGTAAAAGAAGAATGTTATTTGTAGTGTGCGGCGGGTTTGCTTTTTAATTCCTTCGGATTAGCACAGACTTTAAAACGAATTAAAGCACTAAGCATGTTTTATATTGCATGTTGGGTTGTCGTTTTTCTTATTGAGCAACCTAAGCAATGCAGCCCAACGGTTTGGCTAAGCTGCGTTTTAATGCAGTTTTAGCCGTTGTTACCTTGCGTTTTTTAGCGATAATATATAATTAGAAAAAATATGAAATATAGAATAAAGCAAATTACCAAAAAGTGGGGAAATGGACAAACTAAAATCTATTATAAAATTCAGAAAAAAAACTTATTTGGATGGTTTGACGTTTCAGAAAAATGTGTTTCGGGTATATATAGCGGTCAAGTAAAGACTACAAGATGTGTTTATCAGTATTCTTCCTTAGAAAAAGCCCAACAAGCTCTTGAAAATATTAAAAACCCATTCAAAGAAAAATATAAAGGTTATACGATTAAAGCTATACATCTTTATTATTATCCGTATAAACTATATTATGTAGGCCATTGTTTTTTGTATCACGAAGAAAACATTGAAATACTAAAACAAAGAATTGATTCCAATCAACTTGAAGTATCAGAAAAAGTTACTTACAATGAGTAAACTTGTGAGTGCGGTGGGTTAATGCAAGGTAACGGCTACGGCTATAAAATCGTAGCGGATAGAAAGCAATAACCTATCGAATAGAGATGAATTTAATTAATAACCATACCACCCGAATAAGCACTACCACCGCTATGTTTTATAGCCATTGTTGTGCGTATGTGGCGGTTTAAAAGAACGAAAATGAGTTTACTGTACAAACCAAAAGAAGAACAAACCACTACTTGCAAAATAAAACAGGAAGGTGGTAAGATAGTTTTAGACTTCTACTCTGATGGGGGAAAGTTTGGAACTGATGAAATGCTTGACGGCTACAAATTAACACCTGAAAGATTGTTACAAATCTTACAGGATAGGGATGATTATTCCGAAGACGAATTGTAGCCATTACGCACAACGTGCTTGTATATGAAACGTGGCTGATAAGAACACGGAACTTATCGAAACGTACTAAACTAAATTAAATGCCGTGCATGGTCAAATAAGCCGTACAACAGCCATGTTTTATATACTTTGTTGTGCGCAGTACATTATGGCATCAAGTTACAGACAAGACCTTAAAAGTGGCAGAATGAAAGAATGGGAAGAACCATTGAGAGAAGCAATAGCAAAAATAGAGTTTGTTATTGAAGAAGTTTATGAGTGTGATTCAGGACAAAGCGACAATGCAAAAGACGAAGGTGCTTTAGCTGAAAAACTCTATTTGGCAAAAAGATTTATTGAAGAAGAATTACCTAAGCGTGATTAGTATTGCGCACAACGGCATCTTGTATGGTGTCGTGGCTGCCTAATAAAAGCCACAAAGATTCAAACACTTAAAAACTTAAATATGAAAAAAGAAGATTCAAAAACAGAAAAGCCATGCACTATACAAAATGTTAGTGGCAGTGTTTTTCTTCAAGTTGGAATGAAAGTCAAAGTAAAAAATAATACTAAAGACTATTTGTTCAATGCTGGAAAAGAAAAGACAATTACTAAGGAATTGCCAAAATTTGGTAAAAGCCGAGCATTTGGATTAGATGGCGATGATGGAATTTGGTGTATAGAGGATTTTGAATATTGTGTCAATTACCCACATTTGTCGATGCGGTAACATTGCCACTAACGGTTTGGCTAAGATTAGTAGCCTAAGTAATGAACTAATCAATTAAGCAATTGGCTTAATAAGGCTATTAATTTTAGCCTTTGTTATAAGCCGTTTTTATTTAATATTATGAATGTACCACATTTAATTAAAGCAGGAGATAGTAAAATTTTATTAGGAAAAAGCCAAACACCACCAAAAGTGGATTGCCGAGTATGGGCAGAAGATAGCTACCAAGAAATACTAGAAATTTTACAGGAAGTAAGAACAAAAGATATTGAAACCTATGTAAATGGAGAAGCACCATTAATGCCACAAAAACTAAGAAAGCGAATATACGACTTCCTTTCTTCAAATGGCTTATAACGGTTTAGCTAAATTAGCGTTGCGAATATCAACTACTAACAAATACAAATAAACATGAACAAAGAAAAAATACTATCAGACTTAGAAAGAGATTCATTTAATGGGCAAATAACAATAGATGAATTTAGGAAAAGAGTAAAAAAGTATGCAGAAATATACCATACCGAGCAATGCAATTTAGCTGATGTTGTAGGGCGAAGCGAACAGTTAAAGATGCTTGAACACATTAGACACATTAAAGGATTACCCCTTGATGTTCAAAAAACTATAGACAGAATGTACTTATCGCATCTTTAATTCCCTACAACGGTAAAGTATAAAAAATCGGTGGGCATTTAAAGCACTTACTTGTCTGCCACAACAAAATAAGATATGAAACAAAACACTTCAAAATTAGCACGATACAGCCCACTGTTTTTTATACATTGTTGTGTGCAGTACTATGTGGGTTGGCTACTGCACAATGCTAATCGGGATATTCCTTTTTTGGCAAAATCACAGTTCTATGAGTTGAAAACACGCCTATTAAATAAATATGCAACCAAAGTAGGAACTGATATTCAGCACGTGAAAAAAGACTGTTGGAGTTGCGATAATACAGGCGTGTTTAAGTGCGATTGGAAAATGCCTGAAACTTGTTGGAGTTGTTCTGGAACTGGTGTGTATGAAGAATTTTGGACAAGGCTTGATAAATACAAACTTGGTAAATGGTACTTCCATAGCCCTATTGAAAGAATGTACAAGTATGAACCATTGTTTGAGGTTCAAGCGTTGCCAATTATTGAAGGTTACATACACCATAAAGCCCCAAAATATAGGCTTGGAAAAGAATGTGCATTATGGTTATTTCTGTTATTTGACAGGAAATTATTTTGGAGGGAATTAGGACGAAATGGAAGCCCTACACATAAGAGAACACCGCTTGTAATAATTAGCAACGTGATGTTTGTTTTCAGGCATTTTGATTGGCGTGATTATTTGCCAAAAAAGAAACCTAAACATGACTTTGAATATGATAGCGATGAACTGCCGTTTTAATGCGGTGGGGTATTGCATACAACTAAGGAATATACATCACTTTTAAACAAAATACAATGAAATCAACGCATACAGAGCATGAAAAGTCAATACACGATTACATTTTATGATTTTAAATAAATAATTGTATATTTACAATATGCTTAAAAAAGAAACTTCACTAGGTTTTGTGTATTTTTTATATAAAAAAAATGAAGTAGTTTATGTTGGAATCACAAAAAACATTCACAACAGAATTAATCAACATAAAAAAACAAAAGATTTTTCTCATTATGAATACAAGGTTGATGAATATGAGAAATGCAAAAAGATAGAAAAGGACTACATAAGAAAACTAAAACCTAAATTAAATCTAGTTTTATTCAAAGAGAAAATAAAAAATCAAAGATTAAAAGACAAAAGCAAACTAGATTCAAACCAATTAAAGTTATATGATTTTTTAATTTATAAAAGAAAAATTGAATCGCTAACTCAAAAAGAGCTATCTCAAAAAGTTAATGTATCGAGAGCGTTTTACAATAGAATGGAAAATTATAAACCAGTTTCATCATTTTTGATTGCAAGATTGATTGAGTTTTATTCCTTAAATGAGTTTTTAATTATAAATAACACAAAAACAGATTACATAGGTTTAGTTAATATTTTAAGCGACAAATGTAAACTAGAATTTACACAAGCAGATTGGGCAAGTCTTATTGATTGCTCACGAGCGCATTTTAATAAGTGGGTTAATCAAAAAATAATTGATTGGCAAATTACTTTCTTTGTGTTAAGACATTTTGGAATGGAACTAACAGTAGATTTTTATCACGGAAAGTATTATGAAAGAAATTAGAATAGATCAAAAGCCGTTATCTATTAATGAAGCATGGCAAGGAAAACGCTTCAAAACTTCTAAGTACAAAAGATATGAAAGGGATTTATTGTTACAACTTCCAAAAAAAATCACAATACCAAAAATGATTAGTATTCATTTTCATTTTGGATTTAGTAACAAATTATCTGACATTGATAATCCTGTAAAACCTTTGCTTGACATTTTGCAGAAAAAATATGGATTTAATGATTCACAGGTCTATGAATTGCAAGTCACAAAAACAATAACCGAAAAAGGAAAAGATTTTATACGCATTTGGATTGATTCAGTCATTCCATTTTAAACCTTAAATTTGTAAATATGAAAACAAAAATAATTTTAGTAGCAATTGCAACAATACTATCTTTTTGCTCTTGCGAAAAGGAATCACCAAATAATGAACTTCATGGAAAATATGAACTTGTAAAAATGGTGCCCGAAAGTGGAGTTTATTCAAAAACAATTCAAATAAGCCGAATTGATTTTGATGTAAAGATTTACTCAGATGACAAAAATGGTGGTAGGGCTTACGATTGGTTAGTTGATGGCATTCAATTAAAAGTTGGAAATCAAAAAGAGTTTGAAAAGCCTAATTTTATTAATCCATATCAAACGTACATTTACAATGTAGACGAAAATAGTCTTACGTTAATGTATAATGATACTATTGAAATTTACGAAAGGGTATAATGGCAGCTCCTCAAGGAAATAATTTTTGGGAACTTAGGTTAAGTCATGGCCGAAAACATGCCATTGAAAAACCTGAAGAACTTTGGCAAAATTTTATTGAGTATGCTGAATGGTTACAAGAAAACCCATTGATTGAAACTGATTTTAGAGGCAAAGATGCTTTTAGAGTTGAACTGCCAAAAATGAGGCCTTTTACAAAAGAGGGGTTTGCAGTTGCTTGTGGATTGGCAGGATGGGAAACTATTAAAAATTGGAAGGAAAGAAAAGGTTTTTTAGAAATCATTACGCGTATAGAGAATATTATTTACACTCAAAAATTTGAAGGAGCCGCGTCAGGATTTTTAAATCCAAACATAATAGCAAGGGATTTAGGTTTAAAAGAAAAGACTGAAACAGATCATAAGTTACCTGTTGGCGAAATCAAAATAATTACAGAGGGTGAAGAGCCTGAAACAAAGTGAATGAATTTCGATCAACGCAATTATTCAAACACAACTACACTATTCCCAATGGAATTGACTTAACAGTTAATCGAGGGGGTACAAGCTCAGGAAAGACTTATAACATTATTCAAGTGCTTTTTGTTAAGGCATGGGAAAGGCCAAAAACTATTATTACAGTAGTGGGTCAAGACATACCGAACTTAAAAAAGGGAGCTATTCGGGATGCTCAAAATATTATTTCAGAAAACAAAATTATTAGGTCGCTAGTTGAATCTTACAACAAAACAGACCGCATTTTCACCCTTAAAAACGGTTCAATCATTGAATTTAATTCATACGATGATGAACAAGATGCTAAAAATGGTAAGCGAGATTATTCATTTTTTAATGAGGTTAACGGAATAAGCTATGAGATTTTCGAGGCTATTTATGTTCGTACAAAGATTCACACATGGGTTGACTTTAACCCTTCATCTGATTTTTGGCTAAAAGAAAAAAAAATAGAGCAAAGGGATAATGTTAGGACTATTAAAAGCACATTCAGGCATAACCCTTTTTTAGATGAAAAGACAATATCTAAAATAAAAAGCTACGAGCCAACGAAAAGAAACATTGAGCAAGGAACAGCTGATGAATACCGTTGGAAGGTTTATGGGGAGGGTGAGTATGCGCCACGTGAAGGGGTTGTTTTTAAGAATTGGCGACGTGGTAGTTTCCCTAATGATATTGATTTCGGTTTTGGTATTGATTGGGGTGTTCGGGATCCGTTTGCATTAATCAAAGTAGCAATAGACAAATCCAAACGTAGAATTTACCTCAAAGAATGTAAGTATCAATCTAACTTAGGCTCAAGCGACATTCTTCAAGCAGTGATGGCTCATTGCAGAAAAAAGGATTTGATTGTGTGTGATAACGCTCAACTTATTTCGATTAATGATTTGCGAGATAAAGATTATAACGCTATACCTGCATTCAAGCCAAAAGTATCTGAACGTATTAAATGGGCTTTAGAATATGAATTGGTAGTTGATGAATCACCAAATATTGAAAATGAGTTGAATAATTACATTTGGGCTGACAAGAAAAGTGAAACCCCAATAGATGACTTTAATCACTCAATTGATGCATGGATGTATTATTTTGTTTGGTGGTATATGAACGTTCGGCCTAGATAGTTCTAATTTTATAACTTTGACAAAAGATTTTTAATGGGTTTAACCTCTTTTTTTCGCAGAATAGGTATTGGAAACAACAATCTAAAAAGATTCCAAAACTTTTTTTTTCCATTAGGTGGAGCTTTTCAATCGCAAGACATTAGCGATCAACAGGCTATTGATGAAGGGTATCGAAGTAATGCTTATTTCTATGCAATAGTCAGAAAATTATCTGTTACAATTTCAAGTTTACCTATTTGTCTTTACGAAGTTCGAGGAACAGGCGACGATGCAGAATACATTAAGATTTCAGAAGGGGAATTATACAATCGAATATTTTTCCCAAATAAAGAAGAAACATTGCAGGACTTGCTTGAAAAGCAGATAACCTACATTGCCAATACAGGTGATTGTTTTTATTACCAAGAGCAAGAGGCAATAGGTTTCACCGATGGGGATATTATTAGTCTACCTCCTCAATTAATGACAGCTTACCTAGAAAAGCCCGGTAGTATATTGTCAAAAGTCAAAAAATGGCAGCTTAATGATGGTATTCCAAAAACTATATTACCTGAAGAATTGTTGCACATCACTAATTTCAACCCAAATCAAACGGCCTTACAAAATAAAGAGGGACTTTCTCCATTACAAGCAGGTTGGCACAAGCTAAATGCCTCTAATAATTCAGCCGTTGCACAATCACAATACTTTGAAAATAGAGGGGTAAGTAATGTTATAAGTGCAAGCGGTGGAGCACAAGGGCTTACGATGCGAAAGGAAGACAAAGAAGATTTAGAGCAAGGAACACGAAATCAATTAGGTGGCGCACATCGAGCCAATGGCGTTATTGTTACAACTTCGCCAATAGAAGTCAATCAACTAGGTTCAAGCAGTTCAGATATGCAAATGATTGAATCTCAATTGCAATTATTAAGAGACTTATGCAACTTACTAAATGTTCCCTCTGTTCTATTCAACGATCCTACCAATTCAACATACGACAACTACCGAACAGCGGTTAAGACATTTTATTCAGATGTAGTTCTTCCAATGGCCGAGCAACAAATTAAAGGGATTAACCGTAAATTTGTCAAAGAATATGACGAGCGAAAAGCAACAAAACACGTTCTTAAGATAGCTAAACATGAGATTGAAGCATTGCAGCCCACAACAGAAGAAAAGAAAAGAATTGCATTGGATGAGGTTAAGGCAGGAACGTTAAGTAGAAATGAATACCGTCAAATGTTTGGCATGGATTCCTTAGATATTAAGGAAATGGATATACCAACCGTCCAAAATAATATAGTACCTGTAAATTATGAGCAACCAAACGAAAATTGATAAGTCAGAAAAGTTAACCCTTTGTCAAAAGGAAAAGCTAAAAGAATTGCAAAAGAAAAAACAAACCCAAAAAAAGCAGGGTAAAATTGTAGAGAAATGAGAATTAAGATAGACGACATTCGCTCAAAGTTTGATAACAAAAAGGACTTTTTTAAGTATTTAAAAGAGAATAAAAAAGACCTTATCAAACAGAAAAAAAGCCTACCAATTACAAGTGCAGATATTGCAGTTCGATTAGATGCTGCCAAAATGTTTGAGGGTATAACTGCAGAAGCTCTTATGTTCAAGTTTGAGCCTATGAGAAATTGGAATGAAAAAGTCTATGAATTATACAAGGACGATTCTATTAATCAGCATTCAATAGGCTTGCAGTACGTTAACATTGAATTAGCGATTAATGACCCTGACATGAAAGAAGAATATGCAGTTTGGGAAAAGTTTTACAATCAAATCATTAATAAAGAAGAAGCAGAAAAAGAAGGCTTTTTTTGGGCGGTTAGAGAATCAAAGATATATGAAAACTCAGCCGTGCTTTGGGGTGCAAATAAAATGACACCTGTACTAAAAAAGGAAATGCAAGGCGAGAAAATGATTATTGATGCAGTTGGCAACCTTGCTAATTTTATGGATACTCACATGGACGTAATGATTGCAGGCAATTGGAATAAGTCAATTGAAGAAAAAGGAAACACTATACCTATTTTGCACGATCATTTACATACAGTTAGCGCAAGGATAGGAAAGACAATTGATGTTTATACTCAAAATGTAAGCGTTTCAGAATTAGCAAAGTTAACTATGGCCAAAAAGGAAATGAAAAGACCTAAGCCTAAAGCAAACATTTATCAATTTGCAGCAAAGTAAAAATTTATAACTTTGTCGCATACACTCTTGATATGTGAGCCGTCATAGACACTCCTGAAAATAAAGAGCCGTTTTAAATTAAATTGTAAAACGAGCGATTTTGCTCACAAATCAAAAATCAAAATGAAAAAATTTGAGTATCAAAAAGGTTCTACATTTGAGGACTTTTTAAAATTTAAAGAAGTTGAAGGATTCGATTCTTTAGACGTTGAAAAACAAGCCGAACTATTTAATGAGTTCAATAATGTTGTTAGGGAAAAAATGACAGAGCTTATTGATGGTAAAGCATCAAAAGAAGACATTAAGGAACTTAATGACAAGTTAAGTGAATTGATTGAAAAACAAATGGTGGAGTTGAATAAAAAACTTCATACGCAAGGAATTGCTATTAGAAAGTTTATTGATAACGACAACTCAAACACTAAGCACGTAACGCTTAAAGAGGCATTTGCTCAGAATCTTAAAAGCAACATGGATAAGCTACAAAAGCTTAAAAATGGTGCTA